TTGGGCTTCCATGCCGGGGCTGTTCCCGTAAATGTCGTTGCCGGTAACGGACCAGCGGGGGCACAGCGCGGGGAAGTGTTTGAAGCCAGACTCGCCGAGGAACTTGTCCTCGTTACCGCCCAGCTCCAGATACGTGGAGGCGAACCGCATGTTGCGGTTGTCCTTCAGGCCTGGGTCTCGCCCTTCGTTGGGCTCGATCAAGTGGATGATCGGCACCCAGGCGTCGAGCTGGTTGCGGTCGTACATCGTCTTGACAGTCGTGCTGCAATTCTCAGCGCCGAACTGCTTTACCATTTGCCCGACGGTCATTTGGAACTCACGCGCCAAGGTGTCGACCCGGCCCCGATGGTCGGTGCCGATGGCGTACTCGCCCGCCGTCATGGGGTAGTGGTGGATCACGTTGTCGAAGTCAGGCAGCACAGCCGTGGCCCACGTACCAAACAAGCCAAGCTCCTCATACCCTTGGTGCAGCGCACGGTAGGTGTTGGAGCGCGCGAAGATGTCGCGGATCAGGTTGGTGCATTGGAACAGCCAGGACTTGACCGGGCCGAACTCCATCAGGTCCCGGTCTGCCAGTTCCATTTTGAACCAGGGGCGTGCGGGGCTGGTCATCCCCGACATCATCCCGGCAGCCAGCGTGCGGGCCGCGCCCACCGCCGTGTTGTCGTAGATGGAGTTGTGGCGTTTGTAGCCCTTGTTGACGTCGGTGATCATGTACCGTCCAAGCCGTGGCTGCTGGTACTCGCTGATCTCGCGCCAGTGCATCATCCAACTGGAACGCTCCTGCCACAGGGCGCTCTTGCGTTGCAGCTTGCGCTGCCGGGGAGTAAGGCCTGCGCCAGGTACGGTGGCCATTTACGAACCCAGCAGGCTGCCCTTGCCGGTGTTGAGTTGGGAGTTCTCGATACCGGTTGGGCCTGTGAGCAACGTGCCGCCAGCCATGCCGGATTGCGCCATGCGCTTCTTGCGCGCGTCGGCCAGGTCAGCCAGGTTGGGGTCTTGGGGGGCGGCTGGCGCAGCGGGGGCAGCAGGTGCCGAAGGGGTATTGCCAAAGCACATGGTGCAGCCTCGTGTAGGGTCTAGATGGTCGGGACTCTAGGCCCCGTCCGCAACGTTAAGCGCACTAGCCCCGGTGCATGGGGTCGTAGCTCAGCACATCCTCTTGCGCGCTGGCGATCTGCTTGTGCTTGATCTTCGGCGTCTCCATCAGCGCCAGGATGTAGGCGGTCGCCATATCAGGCGAATGGCCAATGCGCTTCACGATGTCGTCGCGGCTCTCCACCTTGACGGTGTAGCCTGACGCCTCCCACTTGGGCGCTGCCAGCTCGCGCAGCAGCTTCTTGCTGGGTGGCAGTGCGATGCCGGTGTCGTTGCCTGGGTCCAGCGCCTCCCGCATGCGCCACCACAGCTCGGAGCGCTGGTTGAAGAAGCGCAGCTTGCCCGACTTGTCCGTGCCCCGTGCGCGTTCGCTCACGTTGACGCCGATCACGTTCAGGCCCATGCCATTCAGGATGTCGTAAGGGCTGGCCCCCACACCGATCACGTCGATGTGAATGGGCGCATCGTCACGGCGTTCGCCAATGGTGAGCCCGGCTACCTTGGCCCCGTTGGGCGTCTCGCTGCCGGGGTGTTCGCATGGTTCATCGAACCACATGCCCTTGCCACTGTCGTCCATGTGGCGGGTCGCAATGCTGGTCTTGTCTTGTCCACCTCGGGCCACGTCAACGCCGATGGCCAGCATCTCGCCTTTGGGCCTGCGCGGCTTCCACCGGGCCTGTGCCTCCTCGATCCAGGCGGTGGGGATGACCGCCCATGGGTCCTCTTGGATACCTGCGGTAAACGACCCGTGCAGCATCTGACTGCGCAGGGGTTCTGGAAGGGCTTGGAGAGTGGACATATAGCCTGACGCCATGTAGTAAGGATTGTCGGTTAGCCGTGCGGGGATGAACGTGCGCGACTTCGGGATCAGTATGTCCTCCGGCCTGTACTTCTTTTCATCGAAGGCGTACACCCGCTCTTTGCCCTCCATGACGAAGGGCGCGCTATCAGGCACCTCTTCGTCCTTGCCGTCCACGGTGGTGAAGTAGCGCAACTCCCCAGGGCGTGCTGGGTTGGGGTGTTTCTTGTCTATCCAAGGGGCGAAGAAGTCAAGCACCCAACGGCCATCGCTGGTCGTTGGGGGGTTGAAGGTGAACACCACCCGCGTGCGTTGCGAGGGGTTATTAGACCGTACCCACCCCATCATGAAACGGACTTGGTGCTCGCGCATCTCCGTGACTTCGTCGAACGCCTTCAAGTCGTGAGGGCGGCCTTGCCAGCGGCGTTCATCCCCCTCGTTGTCCAGCCCCGCAAATTCGACTATCCCGCCTTCGGGGAGTTTCCACACTGCCTTTTGGGAGTTGTAGCCGTCAGAGGTACCAAGCACCTCTGTCATGCGCTGAATGATGCCTTCTGCCTGCGCCTTCTCCCGCCGCACTATCAGCACTCGGGTGTGGTCCATCAGGGACAAGCCCACCAGCAGGTCCGACTTACCGCCGCCCGCCGCCCCTCCGTAGCCCGTTATGTCTGCCCGTGAGTTACGCGCCATCTCCTGGGGGCCGGGTAGGTTTCGCCACAGCACGTCCACAGTGTCCGCGTGGATTATGCCGTCCAGTTCGCGCGCTTCTTCAGGCGTTAGGAAGGGGACGAGAGCCTTGATGTCGTCGGTCTTCATTTGCGTCTATTCCTCGCCTGCTCGGACGCAGTAGACCATTTGCAGTTCTCAGGGCTGTACCCTGCGTTCACGTCTACCCGGTCGAGCGTAAGGCCTTGAGGGCGTTCCCCCATGTCGGACAGAAAGGCTTCAAAGCGGGACCAACGCTCGCACACCGTTATCCCCCGCGCACCGTAGCAGTGGTAGAACGCTGCGTTCGGGTTGTTGCACCGCGCTCTCATAGCCTTCCACGACATGTAGGTGTAGCTTAACTTTCCGTCTATGGTGTTGGCGTGGGTGGCGCGCGCCCTATTGGCCTCTACCCTGGCGCACCCACACGAAGTGGTGTTTCCTGAGCGCAGTCTGCCCACCGAGGCTTCAGTGCTGGCACCACACGCGCATCGGCAGGCCCATACAAAACCGCTGTGGGACCGGCCCCCCGTCGGGTACAGCGCGGTGAGTTTCCCGAATACATGCCCTGCCAAGTCGATAGCCGCCATGGTGCCTCCAAAAGTTTCCTAATGGTAGGGCGCAGCCTAACCGTTAAGCACACGCTTAGTCGAGGATGTGGAAGTGGAAGTCGTGCAACAGCTTGACCAAGGCTGCGTAGTAGCCCACCACACCCCCACAGGCAACGCCTGCCAGGAAGGTGAGCACGATGGGGCCTAGGAGGTCAAGCATCTCGGTGTTCATGCTAGGTCGGAAAAGTCTTTGCGTTGTTGGGCCAAGGCCAGCAGCTGTGCCACTCGGGCAGCACGCGCTGTGGGGTCGACCATTAGGGGTTGGCCCTCCACGCCAGCCAGCTCGGTGCGGTCCGCGTAGACCTCTTTGCGCCTGCCCTTGAGGATCAGCGCCAGCATGGCGTCACTGTGCTTGCGCACGGTAAGGGGAACGGGCTGGCCTTTGTCGTCGAGCACCATGCGCCATGCTTCCATTCCCATCTCGTCTTCGTAGCGCTCGTAGCGGTAGGCCAGTCGGCCCTTGTCGATCACGGGCTCCTCGAAGCCCTCTACCCCGCGCCGGAACGCAGCCTGTTCGGCGGCGTCCACGCCATCGGCCATGGCGTCATCCCAAGCGGCGGCGAAATCTTTGTCGGCTTCACGGGCACGCCATGCGGTAGACCGGGCGATGCCAACGGCGAGGCAGGCGTGCCGGATGATTGGCATTGCGCGAAGCGCAGCCAAGAACGCGGGTTGCCAGTTGAAGGGGTGAGGAGCCATAGGCGCAATGTAGCCCATCAGAGCCCGCTAAGCGCACGGAAAGTCCTCGGGGCTGGCTACCCCCCAGGCGTACTCGATTGCACGCACCATGACCCGTTTGACAGCCGCTGGCACCTGCGCACGCTTACGACCAGTCAGGATGTCGCGGATCGTGGACTTGCCAATGCCACCAGGGATGTCGTCAAACTTGTTGGCGATCTGGCGATAACTCAGCCCAGCTTCGCGAAGGTAGAACACCAGCTCGATGTCCGAGTCGGTCAACTTGGCGCGATGATGGTCTTGCCCGATGCGCTTGCCGTTCTCGTTCACGAACACCAGTTTGTAGGTCATTTGGCTGTCCTTGCAGAATTTTGCGCGTTCGCTCCAGTTCCAGCGCCTTCGGCCTCGAACGTGCAATTTTTTACGTCTTTAGGTGCATCAGGGACCAGATATGTGCAACACATGCAACGTGTCTCTAGACACTTGTTGCGTTGCGTTGCACGTTGCATATCTTCTGCAACACTGCAACGCGTGTCGTGTTGCATGGCGTTGCACGCGTTGCAGGTCGAGCGCGTTGAAAGTTGCGCATTAGCGCTTTCGGAGCGTGCATTTAATTGCGCATAGGTAGGCTTGAAAAGTTTACGTAAATCGAAGCTAGCACCACTTCCTCGGCTCATTTTTGGCTCCTTTTCATACGATTGAGACACAACCATCTTCCCAATAGTAGGGCGCGTCATCGCCCTTACATAGGGCTTTGAGGGCGCGTTCCGCACGCTGTTTGCGTGTGTCGCGCTTGCCTTCCCCTGGTAGGGGCAGGGCAATAGCAGCCTGTTTTAAGACCTCTGCGACCTCGATCCCGCTGGTCTGATCCTTGGCAAACTCTTGCAGGATGGCGTTGACCACTATCTCGACTTCACCCAAGTC